ACATTTTGTACTTGATTCCTCTGAATACATTGCAGCAGAAGAAAAAGGCGAAATCACAGCAATAATTCACAGTCACCCGAAAGAGAATCAAAGCCCTTCTCTTGCAGATCAAGTTGCCTGTGAAAAGTCTAAAGTCCCTTGGTTTGTTGTTAATCCGCAGACTGAACTATGGGGCGAATGTGAACCCGTCGGAATGGAATTGCCATATGTAGGGAGAACTTTCTCTCATGGATTGATTGATTGTTTTAGTCTTTGCCGAGATTGGTATAAGAAAGAAAAAGGGCTTGATTTGACGGATTATGAAAGGAGGGACGATTGGTGGCACAAGGGTGAGAATCTGTATTTAGATAACTTCAAAAAGGAAGGTTTTCATGAGATAGGGCAGGACGAGCTAAGGCATGGTGACGCAATTTTGATGTGCATCGAGTCGCCTGTCCCAAATCACGCTGCTATTTTCTTAGGCGACCAACTTATTTTGCACCATGTTCAAGGCAGACTATCAAGTCGAGATGTCTATGGCGGCTACTATTACAAGGTGACCGCAGCCTGTTTGAGACATGAAGATAATTAAGGTCTATGGGGCTTTAAAAGAGCGGCTTGGAGGTCAAGGCCGCTTTGAATTTGATGTCAATACACCAGCAGAAGCCTTAAGAGCCTTGATTGCTAATTTCCCTGGGTTAGGTAAATGGATTATTGACAGTGAGAAAGACGGCATTGGATACAAGGTCAATGTAGGGAAGGAACAAATAAAGGAAGAGAACATTGAAGATTTGGCTTTACCTTGGAGTGAAAGAGATGTTTTCAGCATCGCGCCCGTTGTTGCAGGAGCAAAGAGCGGTTGGGGGCAAATACTTATTGGGGCAGCACTGGTCGGTGCAGCGTTCTTGATCCCGGGCGGATGGATGATCGGAACGTTTGGCGGCGCCCCTATTGCAGTTGGCACAGCCGTCGGCAGCATGGGTGTCGCTTTGGCATTGGGTGGGGTAGCGCAATTATTAAGCCCAACACCCCCGGGCATAGATATGAAGCAAGCAAACTCTTTGCAGTCCTATTCGTTTAGCGGAATAACAAATACAGGCCAAGTTGGGACTCCAGTCCCAATTGCCTACGGACGCCTTTACGTAGGAAGTTCAGTTATTTCAAGCGGCCTTGATACAGATCAACTATGACGAGCACTAAATACATTCGAGGAGCCGGTGGCGGTGGCGGAGGTTGTTTTATAGGAACAACCCGTGTATCAGTTCCTGATGGCTATAAGGAAATCAATTCAATTCTTGAAGGCGATGTTGTTTTAAGTTTTGACGATCAAGGGAAAATACATGAAGCAAAAGTTTTAAAGGTACATAGGCATGAAGCGGAAGAAATTTGGTGGTTCAAGTTTTGGGGTGGTGATTCTTTTACTGCTACTCCTAACCAGTGGGTATTAAATCAATTCAATGCTTTTGTCGGCGTTGGAACTCTTGAAGAGGATGACTGTGTATTTAATCAGAATAATCATTTAGTTCCACTAATAGAAAAGAAAAAAATCGGGGCTGGCACTGTTTATAACTTAACGGTTGAGAATCAACATACATTTATTGCTGAGAATGTTCGCGTTCATAATGCTGGATTAGGTCTTGGAATTAGAGGTGCTGGAGGAGGAGGCGGCAAAGGTGGCGGCGGCGGCGGACATACACCGATCGAGTCCGATGATTCTCTCCAGTCGGTTCAATATGCGAACGTTGTCGATCTGCTTTCAGAAGGTGAGATTGAAGGAATGGACACGGGAGCAATCCCCGGAGACGGCGAAAAATCTATTTACCTCGATGGAACGCCAGTCAAAGATGCTGGAGGTAATTCAAATTTCGAGGGTTATTCTTGCCAGCTAAGAAAAGGCACTCAAACACAGGCTTACGTTGCTGATATACCGAGCACCGAATCAGAAACAAATGTAGGGGTGGAAGTCACGAAAACAAATTCAGTCACAAGACAGATAACGACTGCCACAACCGATAGAGTTCGCGTAACGATACGAATTCCGGTTCTAAGGATTGTTGAAGAGGATGGAGATATTGTTGGTCATTCTGTAGAAATCAAGATTCTTAGGCAATACAACGGTGGCGGCTATCAGACAGTCAAAGAGGACACGATTTCAGGAAAAGCCAGTACTGCTTATCTGAGGGATTACATCATTGAGACAAGTGGATCATTTCCCGTAGACATAAAAGTGGAACGGGTTTCAGCAGATGAAACGAGTACAAGGAGATCCAATCAATCTTGGTGGTCGAGTTATACGACAATCACTGACGAAAAACTAAGATATCCAAACTCTGCTCTTGCCTATCTCCGCTTCGACTCGAGGCAGTTCAGCAATATCCCAACTAGGAAATTTTTCATTAGGGGCATCAAAGTTCGCCTGCCATCCAACGCCTCTGTAGATACAACAACACACATTGGTCGTGTGACCTATAGCGGCGTTTGGAACGGCTCTTTTGGTGCAGCGACTTGGTGTAACGATCCAGCTTGGTGCTTATTTGATCTGCTTACACAAAAATATGGTGTGGGGTTGGCAGATAGTTTTCTTGATAAATGGGATTTTTATTCCATTTCTCAATATTGCAACGAGTTGGTCTCTGATGGGAAAGGCTCTCAAGAGCCAAGGTTCTGTTGCAATCTTCTTTTGAATACAAGAAGAGAAATTTACGACGCTATTCAGGAAATGGCCTCTTTATTTAGGGGTATGTCTTACTACGGTGCCGGTTCATTTTCTCTGATGTGTGATAGGCCTGCGGACAGTCAATACCTCTTGGGAGCAAGTAACGTCGTCGAGGGAATATTTGAATACTCGGGAACATCTCTTAGATCAAGGCATTCAACAGCAACGGTCGCTTGGCAGAGTTATGACACTCAAGGTGAAGTCCAGTTTGAGTTAGTCGAAGACGCTGACGCAGTGGCAGAGATGGGGATTCAGAATAAAGACATAAAAGCCATGGGCTGTTACTCGCAAGGGCAGGCTCATCGGGCCGGGCTGTGGTTACTGAAGTCGGAACAGTTATTAACTCAGACAGTCACTTTTTCTGTCGCAATAGATAGTGGAATTGTCCTACGTCCGGGCATGGTGATTGATATTGCTGATCCAGTAAAGAGTGGCACTAGACGTTCGGGGCGAATTTCTTCGGCGACAACGACGGCTATCACGATCGACAGTGCTACGGATTTATCAATAAACCTAGGGAACAGCCCAACAATTTCCTGTCAAATGCCAACAGGCATCGTCGAGACAAAGACTATTAATTCAATAGACGATCGAGTAATAAATGTTTCCGGTAGTTTTAGTGAAGCTCCGAATACTGAGAGTGTTTGGCTGATTCAAACAAGTGATATTCAATCTCAGCAGTATCGAGTGTTGACTGTAACCGAATCAAATAAGGGAATATATGGAGTCACTGGACTGCAATACAACGACTCTATTTATGGGGCCGTTGATTCTGGCGAAGAGGTAGTTCTTAGAGATATCAGCAACTTGACGGCGGCACCTGATCCGGTGGCAAGTATTGAGGGAAATGAGTTTCTCTATTCCGACGGCCAAGGCGTTTTTGTTGGTGTTGACTTGAGCTGGAAAAGCCCTAGGACTCGCGTCTCTGAGTTCCGCGTCCAGTACAAAATAGATCAGGATAACTGGCAACTAGTCACAACTTCTTCTCCTTCCGTCACCTTGAGAAACATGAGGGCCGGAACACTTTCCACGCGAATAACGACTGTCAACTATTTAGGTAAAGGCAGTACGGTTGTCTCTTTCAGTAAAAGCCTTGCAGGTAAGACAGCAGCTCCAGCCGATCCGCAGAATTTTAAATTAACTCCTAATTCTTCTACTCAAGGAAGATTAACTTGGGATTTATGCCCTGATTTAGATGTTGTTATAGGTGGCTGGGTTCGTGTTAAACATTCACCAGATACAAGCAATGTCACTTGGGCTGACTCAGTTTTAATCCATGATGATTTACCTGGATCGTCAAAAGAAACTTATTGCGATATGAAAGATGGAACTTATTTGATTAAGTTCGTCGATTCAGGACAAAGAGAATCAGTTAATCCTGCTTTAGTTGAAGTTGTAAGACCTAATATTGAAGACGTTGCAACTCATAATTGTGTTGCCGATCATCCTAATTTCACAGGAACAAAAACACAGTTAGCAGTTGATTCTGGAACAAATGAACTAAGGCTTGCAGCAGATGGGGGCACTTCAGGAGGAAACGCAACATTCCATACAAGTGGAACGTATTATCTTTCGAGTAATAGTTCCAGAGACTTTGGAGATGTTTATACTGCAAGATTGATTACCAAAATTAAAGTTAGAAGTTATTACCCTTATACAACTTATGTTGATTCTTTAGGTACAGATTACACCGCTACTTCTACGCCTGGCACAACCGGATGGGATGCCATAAAGAGCGTTGACGGTGACGTTCCAGAAGATGCAAAGGTTGAAACTTTTGTGAGAACTACTTCTGTTGGAAGTCCTGCTGAAAGTGATTGGTCTGACTGGATGTTATTTAACAATTGCGATATTAATTGTAGAAGGTATCAAGTTAAAGCAGTCTTCGCTACGAATAGCAATCTAGAGCAAATAGCGCTCCAACAATTTGAGGTTTGTGCTTATGTTCCTCAAGTTACAAAGAGTGGATCTGGAACGACTTCCGCTAATGGCTCAGTGTCACTCACATTTGCTAATCGTTTTATAACAACACCTTCTATTGGAATCAATTTTAGTACAACAACTACTGGAGATTATTACACTCTTCATTCTGTAGGTCCTACCGGATTTTCTTTTTCTGTCTATAACGCAAGTGGCACAAGAATCGCAAAAACGGTACACTGGAACGCATTAGGATACGGAAAGGAAAGCTAAATGGCCCAGGTCGGTACAAGCAATTATCCTATTCCAAATGATACAGGAGCGAATTTCCGTGCAGACGTAAATGAGAATTTAACGGATATTTATAGCACAAGTTCTGGGTCATCTGCTCCACCCGCTGCAGTGGCAGGGCAGCTATGGATTGATACAAGTACAACACCGGACACATTGAAGTGCAAAGAAGGCAGCAGTTGGATCACCCTCGGAACTATTTCAACAGATTTAGGTCATGCATCAGCCGCTTCTCCAAGTTTTTCTGGCAACGTCAATGTCCCTGCAGGGACTAGCAGCAACCCTGGGATTAGGCTCGCGAGTTCAAGCAATAGCGGTATTTTTTGGGGATCGGTTAACGATATAAGAATCAAGGCAGGTGGTTCTGAGGCCATGGGTTTTTATGGCACTTACATCAATGCGTCTGATCCTATTCGTCTCCCTTCTGGTACTCAAGGTGCTCCGTCACTAACCTTTTCCGCAGACACAGACACAGGAATCTATCAAGGGGTACCTGGAGCAATAAGTTTTTCAGCGCAGGGAACCTTAAGAGCTTATGTTAATTCTTATGGGCTGAATATTTCTAATGGACTGGGTTTAAGGCTATGGGATGCGACAAGTAATTATGTAGAACTGAAATCAGCATCGAACGTTACAACAAATTATACGCTTAGGCTCCCTCCGGCTGTTGGGTCGGCAGACCAGGTTTTAAAACTTTCTAATACTTCAGGTGATCTTGCATGGGCTAGTGAAATTGGAATTTTTACCCATTTTAGAAAGCTATCCAGGAATGGAGCTTCTTCCCCAGGTGCTACACAAGTTTCTGGAGCTACCTGGTATGCATATCCGATGAGTGGCCCTGAACATTTAGTAGGTGACGATATGACTGGCGCAGATGCAGACGTATATTCTTCTGATTGTTTAATTGGGTTTGACGGAGATAATGGAGCAGGGACAGACCGTATCAGACTTGCTTCAGGTGCTTATTACGTTGAATGGGGGGTTACATTTGCAAAATGTGGATCAGTGATGGTAAATGTATTTGATTACACGGCCAATGAACACATCATGAGTTCTGAGCCTGGGGAGGCAGATGCAAATGTTAATTCAAATATCATGGTAAAAGGTTCTGGGTACATAAAGCTTTCAGCAGATAGCGACCTTGGTCTTGTGTATAGATGTGATACTGCTGTTAGTGGCGGCTTAGGAATGGGCAACAGTATTTATGCAACAGGACTACCTCCTCAATGGGCGTACTTCAAACTTTGGAAGTTAAGCTATACCAGCCACGCTTGATAAATGCTTATACTTGAAGAAGAGTAGAAAAGCAACATGGCGGTCGCACCGGGGACTTATGATTTCACCTTGCAAAGAGGTTCAGATCACAAATTCAATGTGGTGTTTAAAGATTCGGGTGGGTCGGCTATTAACCTGACTGGATGGACAGCAGCAGCGGAGATTTGGGACGAAGCAAGAACTGCGAAAGCAGCCGATTTTGCAGTGACATATGTTAATCGTGCTAGTGGATCTATTGACTTAGCAATTACAGATGTGCTTTCGACTGCGATGACAGACAATGAATATAAATATGACGTATTATTAACAGATGGAGATGGATTAAAAGAGTACTATTTAGAAGGAACTGTTTTTATGAACCAAGGCTATACACGTTAAATGACTTCAGTAACTGTCACTACTGCCGAGAACACGGTCGAAGTACAAGATGGAACGCCACCAATTGTTACTGTTCAAAAAGGTGATGCAACAACAGTTGAACTAACAACGGTTGGACCGCAAGGAGCAAGTTTTGCCTCTAGCACAAAGACAATGATAGATACGAACAGAGTGAACAAGTCTATAATTTATTACGACAGTGCTGCTGGTACTTACAAAGCAGATAGCACCTATACAACAAGCACACTTACAGACGGAGGCAACTTCTAGTGGCTAACACGATAAGGATTAAAAGAAGCACTGGAAGTTCAGCACCTACCAGTCTTGAAAATGCAGAATTAGCGTATGCAGAAGGTACTAATATTCTGTACTACGGCACTGGGACCGGGGGCAGCAATGGCTCCGCTACGAGTATCGAGGCAATTGGCGGAGATGGATATTATTCAACACTTTCGACAACTCAAACTGTTTCAGGCGCAAAGACATTTACAGGAACAGTTGATTTAAGTAGTGCCACTGTTCCAACTTTTACTTGTTCTCAAAACTTAATCGTAAGTGGGAACCTGACTGTGTCGGGAACGACCACTACGGTAAATAGTACGACAACTACTATCGCCGATAAAAACTTAGAACTTGCTAAGGGTGCAGCGAATGATGCAGCCGCAGATGGAGGTGGAATCACTATTGATTCAGGTGATGGAGATAAGACTTGGAATTGGGTTAATGCTACTGATTGTTGGACTTCTAATCAAAGTATTGAAGCAGCAGGTTCATCTCTGAAATACAGAATTGATGGCGTTGATGTTGTTACAAAAACTGGATTAGGTTCAACTATTGTCGGTAGTTCTTTAACTTCTGTTGGAACGATTGGAACAGGTGTTTGGGGTGCGACTGATGTAGCGGTTGCCCATGGTGGGACAGGCGCAAGTACAGCAGCAGGAGCTTTAGTTAATTTAGGTTTAACAGCAACGGCGGCTGAATTAAATGCACTTGATGGAATCACTTCAACCGTTGCAGAACTGAATGTTTTAGATGGAATCACTTCAACCGTTGCAGAGCTAAATATTCTTGATGGAGTTACAGCCACAGCAACTGAGATCAACGCTCTAGATGGAATCACCTCAACTGTCGCTGAATTGAATATTGTTGATGGTGGGACCTCTGCAACTTCTACAACTTTGGCGACAACAGACCGGATGGTAATCAATGATTCTGGAACGATGGTGCAAGTTGCGTTATCTGATCTGGTTACTTTCCTAGAGAATGGATCTGTTTCAGGGTTTGATATTGATGGAGGAACCTACTAAATACAATCACTACTAGGAGGTAGGTCAAATGGCCAACACGATCAAGCTCAAGCGCGGAAGTGGATCCGATCCTGGGACATCCGATCTGTCAGTCGGGGAACTAGCGATACGTACTGATGAGGGAAAGATCTTTACCAAGAAAGATGATGGTTCAGTCGCTGAAATAAGCGGTGGCGGTAGCGGAGTGACTGACGGAGACAAAGGGGATATTACAGTTAGTTCAAGTGGCGCGACTTGGAGTTTAGATAATGGTGTAGTCAGTGAATCAAAATTAAATGTAAGCAATAGCCCGACCAATGGATATTTTCTTTCGGCTCAAAGTGGAAACACTGGAGGTTTAACTTGGGCAGCAGTTGACTTAACGGCTTTAAGTGCAAGCAATTTAACTTCAGGGACAGTTGCGGCGGCAAGATTAGATACAGCGACAACACAAAGCGCAGGAAATAACTCAACTAAAATAGCAACTACTGCCTATGCAGACACAGCCGTCTCAAACCTAGTAGACTCTGCACCTGGAGCGTTAAATACACTCAACGAGTTAGCAGCAGCATTAGGAGATGATGCAAGCTTTTCTACGACAGTAACAAATAGTATCGCTACTAAATTACCCTTGGCAGGCGGAACAATGTCGGGGGCTATTAATTTAAACAGCAATAATATTACGAATGGTGGAACAATTGCAGGAACATTTAGCGGATCGGGTGCATCTCTCACCAACGTCGATGCGGATACTTTAGATGGGCGTGATACGAGTACTTCTGCTACTGCAAATACGATTGCTTTAAGAGATGGTGATGGAGACTTACATGCACGTTATTTTGAAGGAACATGGTTCAAAGGTAGATCCACTACCGATTCTGCTCTTGCATTAACCGACATTGATGGAGGAGGAGGTTTTGTTATAGCAAGAGAAGATGGATGGCAATACAATCAATCAGTTAGTGACGCAAGAACTCTTATTGGTGGCGGCAATACAATTTGGACATCTGGAAATGACGGTGCAGGTAGCGGCTTAGATGCTGATACTTGTGATGGGCAACATCTAGGGACAGGTAGTGGCCCGACTTTTGCAAATGTTTATAACAATGGATGGTTTAGAAATAACGATACAGGAGAGGGTTTATACAACACAGCAACAGCTTCTCATTTCTATTCAGCAGGTGATAACTATTGGCATCTAAATCCTAAGTCCACCGTAAGTGCAGGGGCTTTAATTCTTTACGGTGCTTACAACGCTACTCAAGGGAACTCAACGGGTAGAAAAGGATACCTTTATTGGGATTCTTCAGGCTTTGGTTTATTAAGCCCAGATGGAAGTTGGGCTTTTAGATCAACCAATACTCACTCAGATATTTATGGAGGACTTAGACGAGATGCGACTCATACAATTTGGGACGCAGGAAACGACGGATCTGGCTCTGGCTTGGATGCAGATACTGTTGATGGCTTTGCTACTTCACAAAGTGGTGGTGATAATAAAGTTTTAGTGAGTGGAAGCAATGGATATTTATATCTTGATGATTGGATAAGAGTTGGAAATAGTCAGGGTCTTTATACGGCTGATGGTAGTCATTTCTTCAATGGTGGAGCAAGTACTTGGAAATCTTGGATAAATCAAAGTACTAATTCTGGTGCATGTGGAATCGGGATGCGTACAAACCAAGGAACAGATAGAGGATGGGTTTATGCTAGTTCTTCTCATGTTGGATTCTTAAACGCTGGTGGATCTTGGATATTACGTGCGCCCATAGGAGATGCAAATGCTCCGCAAACAGGAGGTGGTTACACTCTTTGGCACACTAATAACGATGGCTCTGGGTCAGGATTAGATGCTGATTTATTAGATGGGGTTCAAGGAACTAACTTTGTTAGGTCTGATACTGGGGACACATTAACTGGCGATTACAACACATCAGGAAAGTGGTTAATTGGTGGTACTTATGCCAATAATGCTTACAACTCAGTATCAAGTACACGTTTATTGTTTGGTGGAGGGAACGACCCAAACAACTACTATATTGGAACAAATATGGAGAATTATGGTGGCAATTACACCAAATTAGACATTCGTTGGCATACAGGAATAAGGATGGGGGCGCAGTCTGGTTACGGCGGAATAAGATTTTATAATAATGAAGATTTAAGTACTCTTTTATTTTCGGTTAGCAAAGGTGATGCAAATACAAGGATTGAATCTGGCGAGCTTTATCATAATACAGGTGGTACAAGTGACGTTTATTGGCATGAAAGTAATGACGGCTCTGGCTCTGGATTAGATGCTGATACTTTGGACGGTGTTCAGGGTTCTAGTTTCTTAAGAAGTGATGCTGATGACACCATTAATGCTGCACTAACTGCTAAAGTACTTAAATTTACTAGTGTTGGGGGTAACTCTAATAACTCTGTAGAAAATTATGCAATCTACCAAGAAGGTGGTGCATGGTCTTCTCCATACCCTGACTTAGTTATTGGATACCATACTGGTATAAAACTTGGTGGACATAGCAGTTATAATGGAACAAGATTTTATAATGATGCACCAGGAAGGTCAGGAGCTACAGAAATATTTTCTGTAGGTAATGGAGATAATCATGTAAGAGTTGCAAATAATCTTTATATAGGCGGTAATTCAGCATTTCACGCTGGTAATGATGGAGCTGGTTCTGGATTAGATGCAGATTTATGGGATGGAGATCAAAAAAGTACTTATTTAAACCAAGCAGTTTTAACAACTTCTGGCCCTACTTTTGAAAATGTTTATGTTAATGCTTGGTTGAGAAATAATGATTCAGGTGATGGAGTGTATAACCAAAGTACTACTCAATATTTCTATTCAGACCATGATGATTGTTGGAATGTAGCTGGTGGATCGACTGCTGGATTCATTCGCATTAGAGATGAACATGCAGGAACGATTAGAGGTTATGTCGGGGCAAACAATAGCAGTGCTATGGGTTTTCTGGATTATGAGGGTAACTGGTCTCTTGCTACAGGTAAGTACTCTAATTATACATATAGAAATTTTGTATGCTCTCCAGATGGCGCTCACGATCTTGGGGTCGGTAACAGACGTTTTGATAATGTTTATGCAACGAATGGAACAATTCAAACTTCAGATAGAAATGAAAAGGAAAATATTGTTGCTACTGATTTAGGACTTGCTTTTGTTAATAAGTTAAGTCCTGTATCTTTCAAACGTAAGGGTAAAACAAGAACTCATTACGGATTTATTGCACAAGATATTGAACAGATTATTACCGATCTAGGCAAGACAACAACACAGTTCGCACCGTTAATCAAATCAGATATTAGTGAAGCTAAAGACGGTAGCGAGTACAGATATGGATTGCGCTATGAACAGTTACTTGCTCCAGTCGTTAAAGCTATTCAGGAGTTAGCGGTTAAAGTAGCAGCATTAGAGAGTGCTTAATTATGGCAGTTACAAAAACTTGGTCAGTTCTTGATCTAACAAGAGAAACTTCAGATGGTTATGTCTGTTGGGTGAAATGGAAAGTAACCGGAACAGAAGGCGATAAGACAGTTGAATCTACGGGTAAAACAAAGCTTGAAAGACCTTCGTCTGCTTTAGAAGCTTATGACTCTTTAACTGAAGAAAAGGTGCTTGGTTGGGTAAAAGCAAAAATCAATGCTGAATCTCCTGCTGCTATTGATCAAGAATCAGGCAAGACAGCCGTTGAAAGGATGGAGGCAATTATGGATAAAAAGATGGGATGGCTTAACGCACCAGCAAAAGCAGACGGAAAGCCATTTTAATCAAATCAGATATACTTAGAAAAAAGCAAAAACGATGGCAACCACTTTTCAATATAAGGTAAGTAGCCTAAAGACTGATCCCAATGATGACGGTTATATCAACGAAGCAACAGTTCAGATCTTTGGGACAGAAGGATCTATTACTAAGTCAATCTATTGCCATTGTGTTTTTCCTGGAAACAAAGCAGGTGTTGGATCTGACTTTAAATTACTCGATGACTTAAAGAAAGCAGAAGGTGAAGCAACTATTGTTGAATGGGCAAAAGCTGGTTGGACTGATTACAAAGTTAAAAAGTTAGAAGCGGCTGTTCAAAAATTGATTGATGATCAAAACAGTAAGGCAAGTGAAGTACTTGTAAGTGCAAAAGATACTTCCTATGCTGCCTCTCCAGAAGTGACACCAGACCCTAATGCTGGTGCGCCTGAGTGACTTTAAACATACTGACTCAATACAAATACATCTCTTTTATTGAAGGAGGAAAGAGGATTACGCTCCAGCCTGGGCGTTTAGATACAGATAATGACACCTACATTCCAACAGATGTTAGTGGTTATACCAGTGAGATCAGAGAGAAAGCAGAAGAGTTTTGGACCGATCATCTAAAGATGAAGCATCGTTTATACCTCAAGGCGGTTAAGAATCATGAGGTTGCTTATATGTACGAAACAGACGAATATTAAAAGAACGGTTTATGCTACATAACCAAAAAGGCCGGCAAGGGTTAAAGTTTTATGGTTACTAACAAAAAAAATGGCAGACTCAGCAGCAATCAAGACAAAGGTTGAGGAAAAACTGAGAAACGCTAGGGAAACAAAGGCAAAAGCAGAACAGGTTGCCAACCAGGCTCTAGTAGAGATTATTGCTTGTGAATCCCAGCTTCAGTTGCTTGCTGAGTTAGAAGCGAACCCATCAGATACAGAGGAGCCAGAGCAATGCCCAACCCCATAACCATAACTATGGTTGGACCTAATGCTTTCAAAAAGGCATCCCTCCAAATGTGATCCATGCAAAAAGTAATTAACATCGCAAGCCTAGTTGGCTGCACTCTCGCTGTCGCCCTAACAGGTGGGGCTATTGGCGGATATCTTTGGGCTACTAATCCAAAGACCCATGAAATGCTTCAAGAGAAAGCGATCGAAGCAGTCAAAGGATCTTTGCCTATTCCAGGCGGAAAAATGGTTGCACCAAAAACAACTGGTGGAGCTTTACCTCTGAAAAGTTTGCCTTTCTAAGTGCCAATTGAGGAGATCCCCGAAATAGTCGTTCCGTCTATTTGGACGGCTCCTCCAATTGTTCCTGTTCCGCAGCCAAGCAAGTCAATCAACTTGCCTGTTGTCAATATGCCCTGCGCTTTAGGGCGCAAAGATTTCACACCGAATACAGAAATTTATACGGATGACCCTGCGGGAAATTTAGTTTTATGCCCAGGAATCCCATCGTTTGAACCGATTCAATACAACCCCAAAGAAATTCAAATAATAGAAACACAAAAGCCGAAGATTGAGCCGCCACCGGAGAACACAGCAACAGCTCCGCAAGCAACGCCACCACCAACAGAAAAAATAATTGAAGAAACGCCTTGTCCTGACCCAACAAAGAACAATCTGCGAATCGGAGATATTGCGGCAAGCGGAAAAGAAAAAGTTTCAGGCTTTGAACTAAGAGAAGGAACTTGCGTTGTTATTTATGAACCCGTTACGGCGGTCGAGAAGTATCTGCCTCAAGTTGGAACCGTTTCGACAACTTCGGTGATTGCTTCTACGGCTGTCATTAGTTCCGTCTTAGCAAAGCCGATTGCAGACCTTTTGCTGAAGGTCATTAAGCCAAGTATCAAAAAAATTATTGATGGATTGAAAAAGAAGATCCTGAAGAAGGAACCAAAAATGGTATCTGCTCTCGAGAAGAGGATGGCTCAAAGAGAGAGGAACCGTGCTTTTCGGAAATTGAAAAAGGGTTGGTAAGTGAATGCTTGTGATTGGGCAAAGTATTTGGTGGGTTTACTAACTCCACGTCCTCGCATAATTTGTAGAAGGGTGAGGATTCTTTGAAACGAACGCCCTTCTTGAATTGTTCAGCACAAGTGTTCAAGCGGCTCAAATGATAGTTTAATTTTTTTGCTTCAACCGAATGTTCATAGAGTTCAACTTGTCTCTGCATTGCTTCCTTACAAAGTCTTATCTGTTGTCTGTCTAGTGGAATTGAAAAGGTGGCAGTAATACCACCATTGATTGACATGTTATTACTTTTCTGTCCTGTTCTTACAGGCTTATAGTAAAGAATACTACCAGGATTTATCAACGCCCCTGTATCATCATTTGTAGTCGTGTCGTAAATGGGTTCCTGATAATAAGGCTCATAAGGCGAAGAGTATGAGTTAGTCGTTGAGACAAACGGCGAGATATTTAAGGTCGATCCTTGACATGAAATACCACTCCCAACCCCAGACGTGAACTGCCTTGAGGGCACTACTTGCACGGCTTGATTAACGACGGACCCGGTAGAATTACTAGTTGTATTAACTGAGTTTGCATAACTAGGAGAAGCGATAAGTAACGCCGCCAATAAATACCTTTTCACTGGCTAAATGTTGACGTCGTATCACTTATTGATTCGATAGTGGTTGTGCGATCAATGACGGTGTAGTTAGAGAGACCTGGCCCATTTAGCGTTTCTGCATATTGGAAGCTTTGGCCGGGGTTCACAATTTCATATGTGGGTTTAGTCCCTAGATCAGGTGAGACAAAGGTTTGAGTTACGCCCTCAACTGTGTTGTTGATTGTTGTGTATCCAGTAGGAGAAACGTTGGGAGTTGTTGGTGCAACGTTCGTTCCCGTGATGGTCATTTCATAGCCAGATCTAAAATCAAAACTACGGATATTTTCTTGGACCACTGAGCTGGTCTCGACGTGTTGCTGAAGTACGCCTTGCTGGAAATTAGGGACTACAGGAACCGCCGCCACGGGGGCAGCAAAAAGCAGAATTATTAATGGTGAGGATCTGATATGTGTAGCCATAACAAACCAGCAATTGCGGCGATAAGGAAGAGAGCAAGAATTATCATTCGATCTCAAGCGAAGTGATTACCTGTCCTATGGCGTTAGTCCCAGCCCCACCAGAAACTAGCGTCGTCAAACCAGCGCTATTAATCGTTCCTGCAAGCGTCCCAGCAACACCGCCAGATTGTGTTGTCGTATTACCAAATGCAGGCATATCAGCGACCACGCCGGTGGTTACGTCGACGCCTGAGCCAATTGCAGGAATCGCATCACCTTGTGTGTATGACTCTGAAAAACTGAACGCAGAATTATCGACAGCTATGTCATAAGTGCCGGCTTTATATGTTGCGGCTGCTGTTGCACTTCCAGCGGTTAGCCCACCAAAAGCATCACTATTTCCACTTCCTACAACAACGTTGCTACCGCTAACGGCATAACTTGAGCCGATGCGAGAGGCCGTTGTGGCCGCCCCGGTCACACTGAGCTGGATGCTAGAAGTTATGGAATGATTCAGGTCGGCTTTCGCTGGACTCACCGCCGCCAAGCCAAGCAGTAATGGGAACAGAAACTTTTTCATGCTTTTGGAGTAGGAGGTTTTGGTGGAGCTTGTACCACTTGCTGTATTTCGCTTCCGTCTTGAGTTTGGATGCGGATGGGGGTTTGGATACGGATGATTTGTTCACCAGCGCCAGCCTGATTAGCAGCCATCATCTTTTGTATTTCATCTTTGGAGACCCCATTGCTGGTTTTCTTGTCTTTTGTGTTAATCGAAAAACCGGCTAAAGCTCCGGTAAAAACACTAGCTATAAAGGTCGGGTCGAAATTCTGCTTTTGGAATCCGGGCAAATCAACGTACGCTAATGTGAGTATAAATCCGCTCCAGACCACTATTCCTAAACGCACTGCAACGCCTATAATTTGGATCTGTTCGTCCTTATCGGGAGTGATCTCCTGAAGCTTATTTAGGACGCCTTTTTTCTTTTTGTCTTCAGGCTTCTTTGGTCCGGGTGTTTTTGGATCGTCCATAGTGGGGTTTCGAACCCCTCAAGGTTAATGGAAACAATTGTTGCAGCAATCATTGGTGCTTCTGCCTCTGCGCTTCTCTTTT